AAGTCAACGAGCTCATTAAGAATTGATGGTTCTGCGTCAATATGGACAAAGGCTTGGTTCTTCTTTTGTATTGTTATCGTGTTCCAGTCGGGGGTTTCCATTACATACCACTCGTAAACTGTCGCCATTTTATAGCATTACCAATCGTTTGATGTCTCCATTTTATGGATTCCATTATCTCTTTTAATACATCTACTACGTTTTTGGTGTATTCTATTTTGGCCACGGCCTGTTGTATATCTTTATCTGAATCATAAAAGTAATGCATCTCACCTTTCATGATCTTTAAACCGTCTAGTGCGTCATATTCCCAACCAAGATTATCCATCTCAGACTTAGACATCTTTCCATTGTACCAGAGGTATTTGTTTTTTAAGAGTACTTGTAGCTCTGCTTCTCGTTTCTTGAGAGTGAGCCTGTACATTGACCAGATTTCAATGTATTTGGAATGCAGTTTTGCGCCTTGTATTGAAGCGGCGTCTAAATTCATTTCATCGATAGGAGAATCTACTTTCCACATTTCGTAGATTGCGTCTAAAGGTATCATAACAAAGTCCTATCATATAATTAGTTTACATATGTATTTATAATAACTTATAGTAACTGTAGTTAAACGTGACGCTCGCGGTCATGTATTCAACATCAGTTGCAGTCGCATCAAATGCAACCGCGGATAAATCAACAGGAAATGCATCAACGAACTGAATCTGTTTAATCACGTTGTTTGACGAAGACAGAATTGATAATGTCATATCTCTAGTCTTCTTCTTGCTATCACTTTCTACAACCTGTGCTAGAATCCAATCATGAATCTCTTTATAATTGATCAAGTTTTCATCAATCAGAAAGGTGCAATCAAACGGGCTGTAATCAATCTTATCACCATGAAACCCTAATTGTCTTACAGGTGTGGCGAAGTTTGCGGGTGGTAATGATATCGTTGGTAATGTCGCGTTCTGTATAAGAAACTGCGAGTTCTGAAACTTGAGGTTATCGATTAATAAATGAAATCCAGTTGGCGACAAGTACGAAATGTCGCTCATAAGCGATACTCCAGTTGTTCCAGATATGTCCGTATTAATATTATATGGCATGACTTCCTCGTTAATTCATCTATACTCTATTATTTATAACCTTTTTTAGAGTGCCCATAAAAAAAGGGTCGCAAAAGCGACCCTTTTATGTCCTAAGACTTAATCAGAGATTAAGCAGTAGAATCAATAACACCGTTTACCTTAACAATTCGGTAATAAGTGTTTGTACGAACCGCACCGATTTCGTTAGTATTGTCAACGAAAGGATTAGCAACCATACCGTAGCGAGTTTTGAAACCAATTTTAGGTTGGAATGTATTCTCACCGACTGCACGAACCATAGTTAAAGGAACGTATGGGCAGTAGAAAATACCTGCGTCATATGCATTAGAACCTTTATAACCGATAGTCATATAATCAACAGTGGCGTATGGGTCAAGGATAACTTTCATGTTTCCGCCGATTGTTCCTACAACAGAAGGACCAGTTACGTCATCAGAAACAGCATTGCCGTTTAAAGGTGAAGAGTAATCAAGAAGACCAGCAGCATTCAAAGAAGCAGCGATGTCAGCAGAAACAACAACAAAGTTGCCTTTTCCACGACGAGTATCAACTGCGATTTTGTTAGCTTCACGTTGCATGTGCAACATAAGCATTTTGATTTTCTCTACAGCCCATCGACCGTCAGCATCAGTAGAAAGATCATAAATACCAGCAGTAGTTAGACCAGTCTGTTGACCACCAAGTACAGCGCGAGAGTTAACAGTACGAATTACTTCGCGGTTAACTTCAGCAAGAATTTCACCAGAAAGGATATTAGCCAATTCTGATTCTGCGTCAAGACCATGTACAGCTTTAAGATCTTGTGCAAGTTCCATTGTGTATTCAGCTTTAAGAGCACGTGACTTTGCAGTTACAGTAGTCTTATCGATACTGAAAGACATTTCAGCGAAATGACCTTCGTTTGCAGCACCACTACCAAGAGCTTCAGAAGCAGCAGTAGTCATTGCTTGACCAATGCCGAAAGCGTCATTTACTGTGTCAGCAGGAGATGAGTCAGTTCCACCAAGTGAAGAACTGTCAGCACCCAATGCAGAACCACCACCAGTAGCATCAGCACCAGCGTTGTTGCCAGAGAAACCAGAGTTAGCTTCGCTAAACAATGCTTCAGCACCAGCTTGACTAGTATAACGAGATTTCATTGCAAAGATAAGACCAGTTGGCCCAGACATTGGTTGAACACCAGCAATGTCATATGCAATTAAGTTAGGCATTGCACGGCGAACAAGTGAAATCAGGATTGGATCCCAGTTTGCCATTGGGTTTGCGCCAGCAGCAGTATGGTTAACAGGTGAAGCTTCTGCAAGATAAGTAGACTGGCCACGTTCTTCCATAAGAGCTTTTTCTGTGTTCTCGAGTGCAACAGCAGTTACAGCACGTTTTTGAGCATTACTAATGCTTTCAACGCCGTCGGCGTCGAGCATAGGTGCCCATTTTTCTAATATTTCTTTTTGGTTAATCATTTTGTTAATAACTCCGAGTTATTTAATAGATAATGCAGCAACATACTGGCTCATTGAATCAGAAAGCGATTTTGCAACAGGTGCGAACTCGTTCAATTCTTCTTCGTCAGTAGTAACAACAGTGGTTTTAAAGTAAGATTCTTTCAAAGTGTTTACTTTTGTAGCAAAAGTTTCTGCACTTTCAAAATCAATATCTTCAACTAAAGATTTAAGTTTCTCAATTTCAGATTCAGACAATCCAATTGATGATTCACGAATGATTTGCTGCTTAACAAGTTTCGCATTTTCTTCCTTGAGTTCGATGCCGCGAGCGATCTCTGTATTGTAATCTTCCTCGAGTGTATCTACTTTAGCACTAAGTTCGTCAACAAGATCAACCTTGCCTTCTGGAACTTCAACATAATGCTCTTTGAATACAGCTTGTAGGGAATCCATAAAAGATTCAGCGATTTCAGTACGAATACCTTTCTCGACTTCTAGTGCGTTATCTTCCATCCATGTTTCAACAACATAGTTTAAATAACCATCAACCTTTTCGATCAAATTGGTTTGGATAGTAGTAACTTCTTCATCCATCCGCTCAGCATAATCTTCTTCTAAACGTTCAACAGTTTCGCTGATTTTAGAATTAAGTGCCGCTTCAAATATGACAGAAGCCTTAGCGCGAAAGCCTTCAGATAATGTAGCTTCAGATTCAACCAATGCATCAAGATCACTTTTAAAGTTCTCTTCTTTCTTGGCTTCTTTCTTTTCTACTTTCTCTTCTTCTTCTTCAGCTTCTTCTTCTTCGTCGTCTTCAGCTTCTTCTTCGTCCGACTCTTCGTCGTCTTCGTCAGCTTCTTCTTTCTTAAAAGGTTTAGCTTTCTTTTCGCCGAAGTTGTCTAGATTCTCATCTTGTTTAGCTTCGTCAACTTCGATATCCTCATCAAACTCTTCAATGTCTTCAACGAGTTCATCTTGGAGGTCTATCTCTTCTTTGTACTTTTTCATATGTACAGTTTCTCCGTAATGTTAAAGTATTGAGAGGAAATCACATAATGTAACTTCAGTCCCACTTAATCAAATGACCCATTATATAGTTAAAAACGATTCTTTCAAATCATTAATTATATTTATACAAAAACAATCCTCTGGATTGAATTATATCGTATTTAAAAAATCCTTGAACATTTTGATAGATTTATCAGTATCAATCTTCTTATGTTTAAGAGTCTTCCTTTGTTCTTCCAATGTTTCCATTGCATAAACACCATGCTTCTCATCATACAACCATTCGGCACCTTCTAAGATACCATTAACGAATGCTTCATGAGCAGAAGGATCTTGTACGATATCAACCGTATTCAGCATAAAATCTTCACCGACCTGATTGACACCATTCCTTGTTACTAAAGAACCCATACCCCGTGATGATACACCGAGCTGAACTCCACCTTCGATTAAACCTCTCGCAATCAAACCCATAGGGGTGTCGAGTAACTTAGCTTTACCTAGGACGTTGTTTCCTTCCCATGATAATTCTGTAATGAGATGAGATACTTTGTCAAGATTGATCGTTGGGCCATCGGGATGATTTAATTCACCAACAGAACGACCGGTAACAATTTGAGTTTCGGTATATCGTGCAACCGCCTTCTCCATTATCTTCTTTGGATATATACGGCCATTTCGATTCTTCTTCTCTGACTGCATGAAGATACCTTTGATAAAGGTGTTCTTCTTCTGTCCATTAGCTTCTGTAATGTATTCGAGTTCTTGCTCGAAATCTTCGCATATAAGTTTCATTAGTCTTCCTTATTATAGATTGACTTACCTATCTCTACTTTCTTTGCTTCTATAGCATCTGAGATACGAGTACTAATCTCTTGTTTAAACATTGTGTTTGCTTCTGCATTGTTGCCATCGGCCAATGCGTCGATCATTTTTTCTATTGACATAATATCTGCTCCAATTACCCCTTAGGATAAGTTATTGATGAAAGCTTTACTGCATTATTAGCGGCAAACAAACTTTGTGTTTGATTCTTATCTATAACTGCAGTTTCTCCATAATTGACACTCATAGAACCTGCAACTCTATCAAACTTAACGCTGATCGCTGTTCCTGAACCGTCAATTGCACCAGTAAGTGCTGCGCCCAATGTGACTGCATTACCTGAGATCGAAGCTACAACTGTACCAGCAGTGATATTTGTTGCCGTTGCAACATCACCAACTTCAACTCCGACGACACTATCCATTGTTATAACTGTTTGAGCAGTGGCATTAACGACTGATGTCGTTTGTGGGTTATTATCTACTAAACTAACAAGATGTGCTGTATTAGTAGATGTGTTTACTGCACGAATTGCTTTACCGGCCGAGACGGTAGATGCCGTTGCTTGAGTGGTCGGCGCGGCTATTTCCGCGTTTAATGGTTTGTAATACATGGTTTTGTCCTTTTATATATTTATAGAATTTTAAATGTGTATTTAGTCTTTGTCTTCCTTTTGCATCTCTAATTGAGATACTACTAAAGGAGTGCTATCACTAATCTTTTTCATTCCGAATTCCTTTTCTTCGTCGAATTCGTCGTCGTCATCGCCTCCAGCTGCCTTTTCATCTCCAATCTGTTTAATTATTTCTTCGATGTCCTCGTCTGTTTGCATAAGAATATTCTTTCTTACCCATTCAACCGAATAGTAGCGGCCAACATATTCATCAACTTCTCGTAGAGTGAGTATTCTTTCTCTTAATAATTCAGCATTCTTCATTTCCGCGAAGTGCGAATCCTTAATGAAATCGACAGATATATCATGTTTGATTTCTGCCCATTCATCTTCAGTTACAATACCTTTAAGTATTAACTGGGTATGTAGCATATCAATAAAGAGATTTGAAAACTTCTTTCTTATACGAGATATGAACTTCTGAAACTTAAGTTCTTCTCTGGTAGTTTCACTTGCACGACCTAACGAGATCATGCCGGAGTTTTCAGTATCTAGACGAGATGAAGGTACAGTTAATGACTTATATAGTTTCCTTTGAAAGTATATTATATCATCAATCTGACCTAAATTGTCCCCGCCAGGGAGAGTAGTTATTTCTGTTCCACGACCGCCTTCGCGTCTTGGTAACCAGAAATCTTCAAGCATAGACATATGTTTATTGTTGTCTTTAAGTTCACCGGTCGAAGCATCGTAAACCATTT